GGCTGGTTGATGAACCAGTGCTGTACTTCCCGGTGCAGTGTGACTTCAGGGGCAGGTTCTATTACCGGCCCCCGTACCTCCAGCCCCAAGCCAACGACATCGGTCGGTCGTTGCTGTCGTTTGCCAACGGCACACCAATCAACACCGAGGCCGAGGCTGACTGGCTCCGCATCCATGGCGCCAACACGTACGGCCACAACAAGTTGACCTGGGCCGGCCGTGTGGCCTGGGTGCATGAGCACCAGCTAGAGATCGAAGCTGCTGGCCGGGAGCCTTGGTGCAACCAAGAGTTCTGGGCTGGGGCCAAGGACCCTTGGCAGTTCCTTGCCTTTTGTCGGGCGTACCAACAGTTCAGGCACCATGGGTACGGCTGGGTGTGCCACCACCCTGTCGTCCTCGACTGCACGTGCTCCGGTATCCAGCATTACTCGGCGCTGCTCAGGTCCGAGGAGATGGCGAGCCTCGTCAACCTGACCCCAAGCGAGGCGCCCCGAGACATCTATGCCGTCGTGCTCCAGCGGGTGCTTGACCTGGTCCGGGCTGATGCTGCGGCCGGCGTCGAGCATGCGACCCGGTGGTTGCAGCTGAGCCCTGACCGCACGTTGGCCAAGCCTGTGGTCATGACGATCCCGTACTCGGCAACGCGCCAGGCCGTGGTCAACTTTTGCCACGGGTGGGCCAGCGACCGGGCACAGGAGGTGCTGGGCCGGGACAACTGGTGCTTCAAGCGCGGGGCAATGTCGACCCACCACTACATGGCCACGATCTTGTACCGGGAGACGTCGGCCCTGATTGCACCAGCGAAAGCAACCATGTCTTGGTTCCGCAAGGTGGGCAAGGCGGCCGGCAAGCTGGGCCTAGCCCTGCGTTGGAGCTCGCCCTCTGGGGTGCCCGTGATCCAGGAATACTGGGATTACAGCGGGGTCCGGGTTCGCCTGTACCACCTGTCGTCAGTGCCGATGGATCTGTTGACCAACCATCAACCGACCCAGCTCAACGCCAAGCGAATGGGCAACGGCCTTAGCCCTAACGTGATCCATAGCCTCGACGCCAGCCACATGGCTGCTGTCACCATCGAGGCCCATGCCGCTGGGGTGCGCAACCTTGGTGGCATCCATGACTGTTTTGTCACGACGCCAGCAGAGATGGCCGTGCTGCGGGCCACGATCCGCAGTACCTTTGCTGGCATGTACGCCCGGGATTGGTTCACGCCCATCGCTGATGAGCTGGTGTCCCAACTCCCGCCAGATGTACAGGCCAAACTCCCGCCCCGGCCAAGCCTTGGCGGGTTCGATTCCCAACTTGTAAACAACGCTGACTACTTCGTCACATGAACAACTTTCAGTACGTCGACAAACTGCGCCTGACCACACCGAAGGCGACGTTCAAGTACCCCAAGCTCATTGAACCCGAGACCAAGTACAGCGCCGAGGGTCACTACAAAGTGACGGCCGTGATCCCAGCTGAAGAAGCGGGGCCAATGGCCGACCAGCTCGACGCCTTGTATGAGGCACACAAGGCCAGCCTCAAGGCTCAAGCCCCGAGCCAGAAGTTCAAGGCCGTTGACCCGAGCTTCGGGTACGAGGACATCGACGGCAGGCCTTGCTTCACCGTGAGCGTGAAGATGAAAGCCAAGGGCATGGACCGCGATGGCCGGGCCTGGACAGCATCACCAGCACTGTTCGATGCGACGGGTGCACCGGTCAAGCACCGTGAGAGCCTGCGGGGCATGTGGTCCGGGACCACTGGTCGTGTGTCGTTCGAGGCCTGTCCGTTCTTTCAGCCTGCGATCGGTGCCGGCATCACGCTGCGCCTGAAGGCTGTGCAAATCATCGACCTGGTGGAATCCGGTGGATCAGCCGACAGCTACGGGTTTCAGGAAGAATCTGGAGGCTGGGCGACCAGCGAGACGGAGGCGAGCGTCCCCTTCGACGGAACGGGAGCGGCAACAGACGAGGGGTTTGACTTCTAGTCGGTACCGATCCAAGTTCGAGGCATCAGTCGCCGCCAGTCTCAAGGCCCGTGGCTTGCAGTTCGGGTACGAGGTGCAGGCCCTGGCGTACACGATCTCCGCGGTCTACACCCCGGACTTCGTGTTGCCGAATGGGGTGATCGTGGAGACCAAGGGGCTGTTCGACTCAGAGGACAGGCGCAAGATGGTGGCCGTCAAGGCACAGCATCCAAGCCTGGACATCAGGCTCTGCTTCATGAAAGCGGACGTCAAGCTGAGCCGGGCACCCCGGTCCCTCACGTACTGGCAGTGGGCCGAGAGACACGGGTTTCTCTGGTGCGAAGGAAACATCCCGACGACATGGGCCGATGCCATCCAAGTTCCTAAAGCATGAGCCTTGCCCTGAGTGCAAGTCCAAGAACAACTTCGCCCGCTACGACGACGGTCACGGGACCTGCTTCGGATGCGGGCACCAAGAGCAACCAAAGAAAACGGACAAGCCCGAGCCCCGCATGGAACCATTGCCGCCACCAGTCACCCCGCTCCTCGACTTCATCGAGACCAAGGGCTTGCCGAAGCGCGGCATAACGGAGGAGACCTGCGCCCTGTTCGGCTACGGGCTCTCCACCAACAACGGTCGCCCCGTCCAGGTGGCCCCGTACCGCAACCAATCCGGCAAGGTGGTGGCTCAGCACCTACGTGGTGCAGACAAGCGGTTCAGCTGGCTTGGAGACACCTCTGGGCTCCAGCTGTGGGGTCAGCACCTGTGGCGCCAGAACTTCGGCAAGGAGACAGGGCTCTTTGTCACTGTGACAGAGGGGGAGATCGACGCCATGTCGGTCTCCCAGGTCCAAGGCAACAAGTACCCGGTGGTCTCCCTCCCTAACGGGGCGCAGTCTGCCAAGAAGTACCTGGCCGCCAACGCCACCTGGCTGGGCCAGTTCGCACGGATCGTGCTTTGCTTCGATTCCGACGAGCCAGGCGTCAAGGCTGCTGCTGAATGTGTGGCCGTGTTGCCCTTGGGCAAGGTGGCCGTGTGTCAGTTGCCCCGCAAGGACGCCAACGACATGGTGGTGGCCGGCGAGGGAGAGATCCTTCGTGAGCTGCTCTGGAAAGCAACGCCAACCAGACCCGACGGGATCGTCAATGCCAACGATCTTTGGGACGAGCTGATCAAGCCTGGCTCTAGCTCAGCCTGTCCTTACCCTTGGCCACAGCTCGATGCCATGACCCGTGGCCTCAGACGTGGCGAGATGGTGACCCTGTGCGCTGGATCTGGCGTGGGCAAGTCGAGCGTGTGTCGGGAGTGGGCCCACCATTTCCTTCGGGCCGGGCTCCGTGTTGGGTACATCGCCCTGGAGGAGAGCACCAAGCGCACCATGCAGGGCATTGTCGGCATCGAGCTGAACAAGCCCATCCACCTAGACCCCAATGCGGCCGACGAGCATGAGATCAGAGATGGCTTTGACCGTGTCTTTGGCACTGGTCGTTGCTATCTCTATGACCACTTCGGATCCATGGACCCGGACCACCTCATCGCCAAGATCAGATACCTGGCTGACGGTGAAGGGGTCGACGTCGTGGTCCTTGATCACCTCACGATCGTCATCTCGGGACTGACGGACCTTGATGAACGTCGTGCCATCGACGTCACATGCACCAAGCTGCGCCAGGTGGTGGAGCAGACCGGCATCGGCCTAGTGCTGGTGTCGCACCTCAAGCGACCAGAAGGTCGCGGCCACGAAGAAGGGGCCCAGACCAGCCTCGGTCACCTACGTGGCAGCCATGCCATCGCACAACTCAGTGACATGGTCATCGGCTGCGAGCGCAACCAACAAGGCGACGCTGCTGAGCGCAATGAAATGCAACTGCGGGTGCTGAAGAACCGGTTCTCCGGTACGACAGGGCCCTGCGACAAGTTGCTGTACGACCAGGGCACCGGCCGACTCGTCGTGCCCATGTCCCATTACTTCGGAACCTGAACTCACACCAATGCTTTGCCCCAACTGCGACAGCAAATACGACCGTGTCATCAACACACGGCAAGAAGGACCAGAGACCACGATCCGCCAACGGCTTTGCCTGGGCTGTGCCCACACCTTCCACACCGTCGAGGTGCACCTGCCGCCCCTGTCTGTCCGCTGGGAGGGCAAGGTCTTGAAGCGCGTTGATGGCTACCAAGGCATCCGGTTCTTCTGATGCCACGTCCCACCAAGATGAAGCCCCGCATCCAGATCGGGGTCCGTTGCACTGCCGCTGAAGCTGAGGCCGCCAAGGCCCTGGGCAACGGCAACATCAGCCAAGGGTTCCGCATCGCACTGCGGTACACCTCTGACCGCAACATCAAGCCCATGTCCCTTTACCTCACCCTCCGCGCCTGTGCGGAAATGGCCCGCATGTTGGAGCAACCCAAATGACACTTTTGATCGACGCTGATTGGTTGCTGTACGCAGCTTGCTCAGCCTGTGAATACGACATTCGCTGGGATGAATGGATCCACACCCTGCACCTGGAGCAGTCGGACGCCAAGAGCTACATGACCCACCAGGTTGGCAAGTGGCAGGACGCAACTGACCACAAAGAAGTTGTCATGTGCCTGTCGTCGTACCCGACCTTTAGGCACCAGCTGTCCCCTGAGTACAAGGCCAATCGAGTCGGACGTCGCAAGCCCTTGGGTCTCCGTGATCTAAGGGTCTGGCTTGAGTCTGAGTACGAGGTCAAGTGCTACCAGAACTTGGAAGCTGACGACGTCATGGGGATCTTCATGACCAACGGTTCGTATCGGGATCCGATCATGGTCACCGCTGACAAGGACATGCGCACGATCCCGGGCAAGTTGTTGCGCATGGACAACATGGAGGTCAACGACCTGGCGGACGCCAACAGGAACTGGATGATCCAGGCCCTGGTCGGTGACACCAGTGACAATTACCCCGGGTTGAAAGGGTTCGGACCAGTGAAAGCTGAGAAGCTGCTGGCTGAGCACCACACCTTGCCGGCCATGTGGTCAGCTGTCGTCGGTGCGTACCGGAAGAACGGCGGCACCTTTGCCGACGCCTTGCTCAATGCCCGCATGGCCCGCATCCTGCGCTACGGGGACTACGACTTCACCGCCGCTACGGTGGAACTGTGGGACCCGGATCGTGACCCCGCCATGAAGACCGATGGATGATCTGTTCCCCCCGATTGACGAGGCCTTGATCAAACGCCTCGACGAGGTTTACCCCGAAGCCTGTCCTGATCCAGCTGCATCTGAGCGAGAGATCTGGATGGCAGTGGGCGCCAGACAGGTGGTGCGCATGCTACGGGCCGTTTATCTTGAGCAACAAAACGAGGATTGATTCATGTGTGGAGGAGGCGGCAAGAAGCAGCAACAGCAACAGGCCGAGGCTGCAGCCCAAGCTCAAGAGCAGAGCCTTGCGCTCCAGCGTGAGCAGATGGCCATGCAGCAGGAGCAGATGAACACCCAGCAAGCCCAGTACCGGGAGCAGCTGGCCATCAGCAACGCTCCCCCGCCGCCCGCTCCGAACCAAGGGGCCATGGCACCGATGTCAGCCATTGAATCTGTTGATGCAACCACCGGCCAGACCATGCGAGCTGGCACCAGTCGTCGCAAGCTTCGGACCGACAAGCCTCAGATGACAACCCTTGCGATACCGGGAGCAGCTTGATGGAGCTGAACCTGACCAGCAACGTCGACCGCCAAGCCAAGCCGTACGGGGAGGACGACGGCACGGCTGCGGCCAGGTACGGCCAACTGCAGACCAACCGGGACCCGTATCTGCAACGGGCCCGGGACTGCAGCAAGGTGACGATTCCTGGTCTTATCCCGGATGCAGGGCAAGGGGACCGGGGTCGACTCAAGACCCCGTACCAAAGCCTTGGTGCCCGGGGCGTGAACTATCTCGCCAGCAAGTTGTTGATCACCTTGTTCCCCCCGAACTCCAGCTTCTTCAAGCTTGAGATCGACGACCTGGCACTCCGGGTTGCTGAGCAAGGGCCAGAGATCAAGACGGAACTGGACACCGCCTTGGTCCAGGTCGAGCGAGCTGGCATGTCTGCGTTTGAGGTGGCCAACGGCCGAGCCTCGATGCACGAAGCCTTCAAGCATCTGTTGGTTGGGGGCAACGTGCTCCTGTACGTGGCGGAAGACGGCGTCAAGGTGATTCACCTGAACCGTTACGTCGTGTGCCGGGACCCAATGGGCTCCGTCACCGAGATCGTGGTGGAGGAGGAGGTCTACCCCGACGCCTTGCCGCCTGGTTTGTACGACGACATTGACGACGAGGACGGTGGCTACGAGTCAGGTCGTAGCTCAAAGACGATCAAGCTCTACACCCATGTCGAGTACGAAGAAGGCAAAGTCCATTGGTATCAAGAAGCGCGTGGCAAAGAGATCCCTGGGTCCCATGGCATGTGCGATGGCGACGTGAATCCCTGGATCCCCCTGCGCTTCAACCGGGTGGATAGCGAGGAGTATGGGCGCTCCTACATCGAGGAGTATTACGGGGACCTGCTGGCCCTTGAGAGCCTGTACCAGGCCATCATCGAAGGCGCTGCGGCTGCGGCCAAGATCCTGTTCCTCGTCAACCCCAACGGCACGACCAGGCCACGCACCCTGGCCAACGCTGAGAACGGAGCCATCGTCCAAGGCAACGCTGCTGACGTCACCGTCATCCAGACCCAGAAGGCTCAGGACCTGAGCATCGCCAACTCCACCATTGAGCGCATCGAGGCCCGGTTGCAGTTTGCGTTCCTGCTCAACACTGCCATCCAACGACGAGGGGAGCGGGTCACGGCAGAGGAGATCCGTTACATGAGCCAGGAGCTCGAGGCTGGCATCGGCGGCCTGTACTCGATCCTTACTCAAGAGCTGCAGTTGCCACTGGTGCGTCGGTTGCTTCACGTCCTGCGCAAACAACGCAAGCTCCAGGCTTTCCCGAAGGGTCAAGGTGGTGTGCCATTGGTCAACCCAAGGCCAGTCACGGGCCTTGAAGCCATCGGCCGTGGCGATGACCGCAACAAGTTGATCCAGTTCATCACCACTGCCACCCAGACCCTGGGCCCTGAAGCTGTCGCCAAGTTCGTGAACATCGACGAGGCACTGCGTCGTCTGGCTGCAAGTGAATCCATCGACACAACCAACTTGGTCAAGTCTCAAGACCAGCTACAACAGGAGGCAGCTGATGCCCAAACGGAACAACAGCAAGCTGCCCAACGTGAAATGCTGATGACTGGCCTCAAGTCGTCAGCCATGGCGCAAGTCGCCAACAACTACACCCAAGAAGGAGCACCTTATGGCCCGCAATTCGCAGACGGCACAGACCCAGCCCAGCCCGGAGCCCAGCCCAACGCCCTCCCCACGCCCCCAGAGGGACCCGGTATCCCTAGTGGGCCCACCGGCACAGGTGGAGCAACGGGGCCCGGTGCCTGACATGGTCGTTGACCACGTAGAGACACGGCCCGCAATGGAACCAGACCCCACGCCTGTCGTCACGTTTGACGACGACGGCTCCATCACCATCAACTGAACACCACCAAGGATCGACTCATGCCTGAAGCCGTCACGATCACTCAATCTGAAACCCCGGCCCTGTCGCCTGACAACGAAGCGATGCTGGCCTCACTGGCAGGTGAAGACAGCAAAGAAGGTGAACTGCTAGCCGGCAAGTACAAGTCCGTCGAGGACCTGGAGAAGGCGTACAAGGAGCTGCAGACCAAGCTCAGCCGTGGTCAATCAACCGCGCCAGAAGCTGAAGACAACAACGCTGCTGACGACGAGACCGATGGCAACGACGAGGAGCAGGATGACAAGCCCGCCGGTGATGCCCGTGAAATCTACGGCGACCTGATCGGCGGGAAGCTCGACGAAGCGGGCATCAACTTCGGGGACATGAATGTCCGCTGGCAACAGACGGGCACCTTGGAGCCCGGGGACTACGACCAGCTGGCGGAAGCTGGATTCAACCGGGACATGGTTGATGCGTACCTTTCTGGGTTGCAGTACAAAGCGACCCAGGACACAGCTCTGTCGGTCAAGGAGGTGGCTTCCATCAAGGAGTCCCTTGG